ATTAATTGCTGTATTATAATCTGTTCCTACTAAACCTTGAGAATCTGTATTATTAATTGCTTGATAGAATTTTGAAGGATTTCCACTTCCTGTTATATCACCTACCCCATCACCAAATGTTCCTTCTGAAGCAATTGGAATGGATCCTGTAAATTCTGGTTTTGCTGTACCATTATTATCAAAATAATTAGGAGTTTGTTTATTTACTGATTTTACTCTTACATATCTTGAAGCATTTGGATAAGATCCAGATGATTGTAAATAAACTCCAGTTCCTGATCCTCTTACTGTTTGTACTTGATCACCAATTACTTTTGAAACATAGTTTGTAGCTAATGGATCTAGTGATAGGTTTGAAAATGTTTCAACTACTTGTTTTGAAGTAGCAGTATCATTACCTTGTCTTATTAATAGTGAAAATACACCTGATGATGTATTTGGGTTTGTTATTTCCCATCTAAAATTATCAGATGATCCTGAAGTTAAAGTTCCATTTGCTCCTGTAGGACCTGCACTATTCATTATGTTTCCATCTGCTAGTGTTTCTAATGTAAATGCTTCAAAATTTAATATATCAGCAGCTGTTAAAGTGTATAAAGCAGGTTTAGCATTACCAATATCGACTGATGCATATGTTAAAATATCTCCTTCTACATATCCTGTTCCTGCTGTTGTAACAACATTTGAAATTAAATCAACACTTAATGAAGTTCCAGCTCCTAATGTTATTGTAATAGTACCAGTACCAGTAGCAGCTCCACCTGTAGCAGCATCTAATGCAGCTATTACTGTAGCAGCATCAAATTCAAATGTATCACCTTCTGCATATCCTGAACCTGTTGTTGCAGCTATTACACTAGTCATTGTACCTGAAGGTGCACTTCCCATAACAACTGTAAATGTAGCTCCTGTTCCTGTTTGTGTTCCTCCCGAAGGAGTAGATAATGTAATTGTTCCATCAGTATCAAAATCGGCAACTGAATTAGCCGTCTGTCCAACATAATCAAATGAAGATGATAAATGACCACTTGCTGAGGAAAAAGTAAGAAGACTTGCTAAACCTGTACCTGTTCCTCCTGATGGGGTTACTGTATAACCACCAGGAGCTGGTGTAGTATTATCAGTTCCATCCTCACCACCTGAAGTAAATGAAGATTGGAGATTAGTAGTTAAAGGAACTACTCCTGATTCTTCAGCACTTTGAATTATTGATGAAGTAGCAGCACTAAAAGCTCCTGGAGTTACTCTAGTTACTAATAAAGAACTTCCTCCATTTTGGAAATAATTATAAGCTGAAATCGAAGTAAAATATGTATATTGATTCGATCCACTTAAAAATGTACTACCAAAATTAGCCAAATATTCAGAATAGCTAGTTACTAATTTAGGAATATTTTGTTGACCTTTTACAGTTGGTCCAATAATTGCTGCACCAGCTTGTACTGGTCCTGCTGTTATTTGTGATTGGTCGTTTTCTCTTGCTAAAACACCCGGTGATATTAATACTTCTGCCATTTTTTATGTTGTTTTATTTTATTATAAATATTGTGTTTTTTTTAAAAAACTACTCTATTGGAGTAAATTTTCCTGTTTCTAATGAAATATTTCCTTTGCCATATTTTTTTTCTAAATCTATAGCTATTTTATTTTCTTTTTCTTGAATTAATTCTAATTCTTTTTTCTTTTTGTTAAGATTCATTATAGCTACCTCAACTTCTCCTACATTACCTACTAAAATTTGAAAATCTTCTCTTACTTTTTTTATATTTTCAATTTCTGCTTCAGTTAAAACTTTTACTTTTGACATTGCTTTTATTTTTGATTAATAATCAACTTTATTATCAATTATACATATTAATAAATTCATTAAAAATTAAATTATTTTAACTATTCTTGTGCAGGAGATGGTGGTATTCTATTTGTATTTATTTTATTTGATGGTACCCTTGTTGATGGAGGATCAACATAATTTACATTATCTGTGTAATTAATATCTGTTCTATTAGGTTGGGGGGCATCTACATCATTTATATTACTTACTACTTCAGAATTAAATGTAATAGATGCCTTAGAATTATATTTTTTTATTGATGATAAATCTTTTTGGAGTATATTAGGTACTATATAACCATACATTTTTATACTAAAAGTACTTTTAACTAATCTATCTTGATCTGCGGGCATGTCAATATTAGTTGCTACTGAGTCAATTCTAGCTCTAAATTGATATCTTTCAGGATTACCCCAATATGAATCTGATGCGTAATTTATAGCTTCTATTATTCCATTCATTTGTTCCATATAATATGTTGAAATAATACAATCATAATTTAATGTTACATAATCAGGAACAACAACAGCATACATATTTTTTGTAGGTCTTCTATTATTTAATATATTGAATTTATCATAGGTATTATTACTACTATAGGATTTTTCAAACATTCTATAATTATTAGGAAAATTAGCATCTAATTTATTAGTAATATTTCTATTTTTTGCAATATCAGTTCTTTTATAAGTAATTAAAGGCATCATTATTCTACCCTTTCTATCTCTAAAATATCCATCTTTTTGGATTTGATTCCATCTTTCAGAATCTGCATAAATAACAGGTACTTCTTCCCTTCTACCATTTTGGATTACTGTAGGTTTAATTACATTATTAAAATAATATAATATAGTTTCATCAATATCATATAAACCAACAGTAAAAGGTTTTACAGTATCATCTTTAAAAGAAACTTGATTACTTCTATCAGTTCTTTCATAAGCAGCATTATTAGGATTGCCTGCTTCCTTAGAATAAGGATTGTGCATTCCTTTACTTATTTCTCTTTGAGATTTTGGTATTACTTTTCTTCCTTTATTTGACATGTTTTATACTTGATATTAATCTTTCTTCTGAAATACCCACTCTATCTGCTGGGACATAATGTGCTTCTGCTATTATTGATACATCATAACCAAAATTTTCTAAATCTGAATTGCCATATGGATTATAACCATTATCATCTTTATTAGGGTAATCTGGATCTTTACCTACAAATAATTGATTATTAATTAAATTATAAATTTCATAATATGCATTTTCATACCATATAATATCCCCAACTTCAGGAACAATTACTCCTATTTTACCTGACCCATTAGCTTCTACTCCTGCTAAATCATCTCTTAGGAATTTAAATGTACGACCTCCTGCAAAATCAATACCTAAATCTGTATTAGGAGAACTTTGATCTTGTCTATCAATTAAAGTATTAAGTAACATTGGTGCTTCATAATATTTTTCTTCAGCAGCTTCTCCATAAATATTAACATTAGTTTCTTCTAATCTAAATTTATAAAGTGCACATTCTTGAACAATAACATCCCACATTAGTTCTCTACTAATGCCCCTAAACATGCTTACGTCTCTTGCTGATCCAAATAATGCCATATTATCCTATATAAATTGGGTAGGGTACTGCTGCTTCAATCTTTTGTAAAGATTCGGCTTCAGCTGCCTTTACCGCTAATAAATTACTTCTTGATGTTTCATCAAAATATTCTCTTAATCTTGTTATTAATGCATCCTTTTCTGATGTAGCTGCTGTTAATAAATCTTGCTGATTTAAAACTGTTTCTGCTCCAGGAATGGGTACTTGTGTATATTTACCTCTAATATATCCTAATATTTCTTTACATACAGCTAAAGTATAATCAAATATCCAACTTCTACCAATAGAATTAATTTCACAATAATTAGGATTACAATAATTAACATTTGAAACATTTGTAACATTATATCGTCCCTCAGGATATTTAGAAATTGGATTATTTCTTTCTGATAGTTTTATATATTGTATGTGTATATTACCATTATTTTGAGGAATAGGGAATATTCTTAGATTATTATTTATTAATTCAAATGAAAATTGAGATCTTCTAACAGTATCACTCATTTCTATAGCTTGAATTTTTTGCATATCAAAACTAAGGGGCATCATTACAAAATTAATAGCTGGGGCATAATTTCCCCACCCAAAAGTGTCCATCATATTCATCATTCCTGTACCTGTACCCGCATAAGGATCAAAGAATTTTACTATTGCAGGAGTAGCTTCATAAAATACTCTTTTTATTTCAATAAAATCTTCATTATTTAACCCTAAAGACTCTGAAGCCCATGTTTTTAAATCATAATCTTGTTGACCTGCTGTAACAGGAACTGATCCTGTATACCAAGTTGTAGTTCCACCTGTACCTGCTTCTTCTCCATACTGTTCTGTATATCTTACTACACTAGCAAAATTAGGAGTTACCAATTCATGGTTTAAATTTGATGATGTTGGGGATCCCTCTATTGATAAATAATCTTCTCTTACTTTATAGGCATACAATTCATTACCATAAGTAGTTACTGCATCTTCAAATGCTGCGTAAAAATTTAAGTCTTGTAATTCAACATCCATTATAGGATAACCTAATCTTCTTGCAACATATGTTACTACTCTATCAGCATCTGTTTGAAAATCATATTGATTA